GGATGCAAATGATATGGTACATGTTAAGATAGCAACAAATAATATCTGGAATGAAAATAAGATTGAAAGTCAGAATGCTGGTATTGATACTGAGGAAAAGATTGATACAAGTGCATTTGAGCCTTCATCACCAAAGACAGCACCAACTAAAGGATTAAAACAAACAGCAAAGTAATATGGCAACAACAAATGTATTTTTTATAAGCATTCCTAATATAAAGGATAATTGCTTAATCGACACGAACGTAAGTGATAAAACACTTAAGATAAGTCTTAGGACTTGTGAGGAAACATATACGCAAGAATTACTTGGAAGAAGTTTGTATATAGCACTTAAAACAGGTGTTACTAATAATACTTTGACAAATTATCAACGTACATTACTTGAGGATTATCTAATTCCTTATGAATATGCAACAATTGAAGTACTTGCATTTTACGATATGCTGTTGAAAATCTCACAGGCAGGTATTAATGTAACAACACCTGACCATACTCAACAAAAAACAAAAGACGAATTACTCACTCTCAGAAAACATAAAGAGCGTAACGCTAACTTCTATGCAGGACTTACAAAAGATTATATAATTGAAAATCTTCAGTACTTTCCAGAATATAGTTATATTGCTAAAGGACTTGTACCAAGAAAGTTCGGCAATTCAGGATTTTTCTTGGACGAAGCAGACTTCAGTAAGGATGATGAATATAACCGTAGACGTGCAGAAAACAGGTATGAAGAAAGTCTCTGATAATGAGATACTTACATATTTTATTTGGATATATGAAAAACTATTTCTATCTTTGGAGAAAATATATATTATGAAAACAGGTATTTATAAAATTCAGAGTACGTGTATGCCAGAAAGGTGTTACATTGGAAGTAGTGTTAATATAACTTATAGGTGGAGAGGTCATTTATCGGATTTAAATTTAAATCACCACCATTCTCCAATGCTTCAACGTCATTATAATAAATATGGTAAGGAAGATTTAGAATTTTCAATTCTTGAAGAATGTTCGAAGGAATTATTAATAAAGAGAGAGCAACATTATATTGATACAATACCGCATTATTTTAATTGTAGTCCGACTGCTGGTAATTGTAAAGGTATAAAAAGACCAGAAGAATTTAAAGCAAAACTAAGAGGTAATCAGAATGCCAAAGGACACACAATAAGTGAAGAAGTATTGAATAAATCTTTCAGAATACCAATGTCAGAAGAGCATAAACAGGCATGTAGACACAAACATACACCAATGAGTGAAGAAACATTGCAGAAGCCAAACTATTTTCAGAAAGGTATGACACCTCATAATAAAGGTGTGTGTAAACCAAAGCCAGAAAAAATATTGAAAGGACGCAAAGGCATAAATATAAATAACACCAATGCGAGTGGTAAACGTTCACTGGAGTTCAAAGAGGCTTGTAAACAACATAAAATGCCTAATAATAAAGGTAGAAAATTAGATAGAGCAACAAACACATATTATATACCATGATAAACACAATCAAGGAGATAGACAACAAGTTGCAGACATTCTGCAACTTATCTGCAATAGTCAATGAATATCAAAGTGGTGACTTCAGTACTTTTAATAGTGCTGACCATCAATATCCACTTATATTCATGACACCATTAAAGTTTAGAATACAGAATGGAGTAGTTCAATTCGTTTCTAATATATCTTTCATTGATTTATGTTATGAAAAAAGTGACCTCATGAAAGTCTTAAGTGATTTAGCTATATTAATAACTGAATTGTTTATTTATCTAACTGATGATAGTGATAATGATATGTATTTTATAACATTAGCACAAGTATCAGAATTTCAGCCTTTTTATCGACAGATAGATAACACATGTGGTTGGCAAGGAGATGTACAATTCAATTTAGCAATAAATACTGATTCAACTAATATCAGACAGAAATAATGGAATTGGATAATGTCATGAAGGTTGTTCAAGAATTTGGCATGGATGAAATTGCCATATTTGTAGCTGCTTTAAAAACTCAAAATAGCAAGCATTTACTTGATGGATTTGATGCAGAAACAAAACAGACATTAGATACTATCACATTAATGATAACTGCTCCACAAGGTACTTATTTTGCTTCGGAAGGCAGAGCATCAGGACAGTTTCCACCTGTTCAGTCAATACGAGATTATGTAAAGTCTCATAATATCCAAGGCAGAGATAAAAAAGGCAGATTTATTACTGATAATACTACAGCATTTTTAATTAGCAGAAAGATTGCAACACTTGGTACTAAAATGCATGCAAGTCATTTCTTAGATAAGTGGAAATTAACTACTGAATTTAAAGATGATGTAATGCAAGCCTATATTTTAGATGTTAAATTAGAAATGCAAAAATATATTGACGAATTTGAAGCAAGTCAAGGTGAGTAAATAATTAATAGATTTTCCTATTTATTGGAAAACTATTGTTATGGCATTAACTTTAAGTACACTTCCACCACTATATCCAGCATATACTCAAAATCTTATCTTTACAGCCAAAGAAAGTACAGCAATAAATAATTATTATTATAAGATTGATGTATACATGAATGGCAGTATTCAAGATAGTTTTAAATACTTTGCTTCACCACTTGAATATGACGCTACAATCAATCTCAGCACTATTCTGCAATTGTATTTCACAAGTAATGTCTATATACCAACAGGAAATACTATCTGTGAAATCGTTCCTAATTCAATAATTCCATACTATGTTAATGTTACTTGTTATAATGTAACTGGTGGTACGGTTTCAAGTGGACATACTGCAACACTTTATACTTTCAATGGTTGTGAAAATCCAGAAGAAGTATTCAATATGCAATCATTCATTATGCAAAGTGGTAGTACTGGTAACTGGTTTACTAATAATAGTGCAAATCGTAGTATTACACTTAATGATTATTGTTATTTATCGGCAGTTGCTGGTCATTATGGAAGTGGTTATTATGCAAATCAATATAATTCAGTCTTTAGTGGAGTAAGCATAACTGCACATTATGTTAATGGTAGTACAACAACAATAACAGAAACATTTAGTGATACGGGAAAAAATATAATTAATATAGATTTAAGTCCAGCTAAACTCAATAGTTTACACACGAATTTTATTACTGCAAATACTCTTTATTATGATGTGAAAGAAATTAATAGCAGAAGTACATATGCAATGCGAGTTGAAATCAACAATGAAACTAAACTACGAAAATTTTATAATTTCATTTATCTTAACAGACTTGGTGGACAAGATTGTTTTAGTTTTACTAAAGTAAGTCAGAATGATTATAAAATAGCTAAGTCTTTACTTGACCAATTCTTGGTTCAGAAAGTTTATTATACTAAGGTTGATAAGACAACAACCATACAATCACAACAAATTAGTTATTTGCAAATGCAAGGTTTAAATGAATTGTTCTCAAGTCTCGCAGTTAAATTATGGTTTAATAATTACTTAGCTGATATTAGACTTATTAATACTGGAATTACTGTCAATGACAGGTATCCTAAAAATGTATTATTGCAATTCACGGCACAGATTCAATACAATAATAAGTATTACATCCAGTTATATTAAGAAATATGTCAGTTATAAACTATTCAGATTGGTATTTTCCAAGTTTAAATCAACTACATCAAATTTATGTTAGTGTTAGAAGTACTGCAAGCATGCAGTCCAGCACATATTGGTGTAGTAGTGAATATATCAATGCACCATATTTGTACGCAAAAAGTATTGATTTTAGTGATGGTAGTGTTTATACTAATACACCAAAAGGAAATACTTTATTATATCGAGCATGTAGAGAATTTACTTATATCACAGGATATTTTACTGTTGGTCAATTTGGTGAAGCTGGTTATATTTATTACATAACAGATAATGGTGACGGTACAAGTCTTTATTATGAAGTAGCACCACCAAGTGGTGAAGGTTCAGATGCATGGAGTAATGATACAATAGGTAGTGCTGGTACATATGATGGTCAAACATATGGACAATACAACACAACTCACATTATGGCACAAACAGGTGCAGTAAGTGGTTGTGCTTTTGATTGCGATAATCTGACTTTAACTGGACATAGTTATCAATATCCACCAACAATAAGTTATTTATATGGTTCACCATATCCATATTTCCTATTAACATGGACTGGACATTTTACTCAAAATTTAAATCATTATGTTCTGCAATATAGTACTAATGGTGGAAGTAGTTGGTCAACATTAGCTACAGAATCAAGTGGTACAACTCAAGCAGTAATTAGTTGTCCAGTACCAAGTAATAAAATGTGGCGTGTAGGTGCTGTTGAAAATGGTGGTACTACTTGGTATAGTAGTGGCTTAACTGTTTATGCTATTTATGCACCAACAGGTACAACTGTTTATGCACAATATTGCTCACATGTCAATGTCGAGTGGACAAACAACAACAATAATTATGTTAACCATAACATGGTTCAAACTAATCCGAGTGGTACTTGGATAAATTATACTTCAGTAGGAAGTGGTACAACAAACTCAGCAGTTTATTTTGCGCCAAGTACACATTTGCCAATTAGAGTTGGTTCAGTAGCACCTGACGGCAGTACTCAATGGGGTTCAAGTGTAACTGGAATTACATTAACTGTAACTAATCCAACTAACTTAACAGCAAGTATGAGTGGTACAAGTGTTGCATTAAATTGGATTAATGTTAATAATAATGGAGAAGGAATTCAGATATGGAGAAGTCATAATAGTGTTAATACATTCTTAGTTACCGTTGCAACAACAGTGGATTCTTATTTGGACACAACAGCAGTTCAAGGTGAAACTTACATTTATCAAATTGCAAGTGTTTGTGGTGTTAATAATTATTGGAGTAATTCTGCAACAATTAGTGTTACTTCAGCATATATTGCACCACGTTCACTAATATCTGATATATATTTTATTAGATTTAACGACCAAGCACTGTATGATATTGTATTAGATAATTTTGAAATCAACTATCAACTTGCAGATATAAAAAACTTATCGCAAGCAAATACGACTTATACAATTCCAATTAGTATTCCATATACTCAACATACACGACAGGTATTTGGTTCATTATTTAATGTTAATAGTCAATCACCAATAACAGACATTAAAATACCTTGTAAATTATATTATCATGATAAGTGTATACTTGATGGATATGGTTATATTAACTTTTCAACAATTGATTACATTCAAGTAGTACTTGCAAGAAATGATATTAATATATTTGTGGATTGTGGTAGCAATACATTGGCTGATTTAGTGTTTACTGGAAATAGTTATACATATCATAATAAAACACAGTATGATTTTTTAAATAATTGGAATAATAATTTAACTGGCAATACATTAAACGACCATGATTTTGTAATGTTGGATTGGTGGAATGTTGGTGATAGTCAAGATGTATTGAATTCAAATAGATATTATAGATATTTTTATTATCCAAATAATAATCCATCAACATTATTACAGAATTATCCAATGACACCTGTAGTGAGAGTTAAGACAATCTTTGATAAGATATTCAGCACATATGGTTATACATATACAGGAAGTAGTTCTTTTATTGACAAACTTAATGGTATGTATATGACAACAACAGTTCCACGAAGTAATTATACACAGAATGTTGATAGTGTTTATAATTTTCAGCAAGGTGGCTCTTATGGTAGTGCATATTATTTAAATTATTTTTATGAAAGTGGAAATACATATGCATATACAACTCAAATTGCAAATACAAGTAAAATTCTCGGAAATTTCTGTAATACTAATTATTCATCTATTGGTGTTAGTACAAATATACCTTTATTTAAAGGTCAAGAATTAACTGTAACAGTTAATCTTTATGGTTATACTAATAGTTCCACTGGTACTACAGAAGTTACATTACAAGCATTAATAGAACCTCCAACAATTATTGATTTAGTAACATTACCGATAATTAAATATACAGGTAGTAGTACTAATCAATTATATACAGTAACCACAACATTTAAAGTACCAGATAATTTAGGATTTTCTGAATATGTTGTAATAAAAATAGTAAATAATAGTGCAACACCATTAACAAGAGTTAATCAAGTTGGTTATTCTGATGCTAATATAATAATAACAACTCCTAATTATTTTTATTATACTGGTAATACATATACTCTGAATAATTTACTTCCAAATAGTTATACACAATTTGATTTCTTGAATGATATATGTAATATGTTCGATTTAAGTATATATGCAGATAATTCCAATATATCGTTTTTACATTTAGAAACTCAAGCAGATTTTAATACACAACAAGTACTGGATTGGACTAAGAAGTTCACAACAGATAATTTTGAAATTTATGATACTTCACAGCAAATTTACAATCAATATACATTTGGTAATGCTAATGCTGGTGATAAAATAAGTAAAAGTTATGAGAATTATACAACTTTTCAATTAAATGAAAAGATAGTCAATAACACTAATCAACTTGCAATTAATCAAGCCTCAGATATTAGATTAACTGTACCACAAGGTGTATTAAATTATGCATTAAAATCTCAAAATTTTTATTATTTAATTTATGAAGGTAAATTAGTTTATAAAGAATGTCCAATAATGACATATTATGATAATGAAAACAGTGCAATTATTTTCGGATATATTAATAAAATCAGATTAGGATATTATAATAATGAAACTCCATTAGACTTTCGTATAATGTGTTATAGTGATGGTTATATTGGTGGTAATAATATTACTTTAGGTACTTGGTCATATGAGTTTCTTGGTTATCCTGTTGATTTATGGGCATATCAAACACTATCTCCATTTAGAATATCAGGTTTTACAAATACTCAAATCAATTCTGATTTATCTCAAATAGGAAATAAGAATACGTTTGCGTTATTATTTAATAGTAATGACACATATCTTATTGGTTATACTGGAAATACAATTACAAATAATAATTTATATAATAACTTCTGGAAAGAAGATGTAGAAAGTAAATTATTCTCAAATCAGAAGTTCATTAAGTCATATATACGCTTACGAGAAAATGATTTGGATATTAGGAATTTTAAAAAGAAAATCTTCATTAGTAATCCAAAGGTAGGCGATGCATATTATAGAATAAATAAAATTGTATATCCAACAGATATAACTAAAGTAAGTTATGTAGAATTAACAACTGATTTGAATTACATTAGTAATTATAGCGGTACTTCTTATATTAATATCTATGGATATAATCCAAATACTGATAGTAGTAATTTAGTGCGTCAAGGTGGAGTAACACCACCACCACCACCACCAATTAGTACAACCTATGTTAGTTTTGACCATACAAGTGGTCAGAATGTAATTATGGGAATAAATAAACAAGAAGGTCAAACATTCGCATTACGCTTTGCATATCAAGTTGAAGCAGATACGCATAATGGTAGTAGTCAGGCAATAAGTAGAATACATTATAGTCTTGATGCTGGTAATACTTGGTTAACTATGGCAAGTGCAGAAGTTTACACTTCTAATCAACAACAGATAATTCAGAATCAAGTAGTAATACCAAACATTACTGATATCACTAAAGTCTGGTTCTATCCTTATTTTGGTAATTCATCAATAGAAAATAGTTTCTGGGTACAATTAGTTGATGTATCTCCTAATTTTGGTAGTTCTTATTTTGTATGTCCTAATTATATTCATGCAAATGCACAACAATATACTCCAATACTTGACTGCAGATAACCTTTTTTGAATTATCTTTGTATTTATACTAAAGATTCTTAAGTATGGACGACCAAAATGAGGTAATTAATAGTTTTTTTACTGATAATTACCAAATACTTTTACAAAAATGCTGTGAATATGCACGTGTTTATAATTACCGACAATTAGAGCCTGATGAAATCATAAGCGAATTATATCTCTACACACTTAATGACAAGAAACGCACCAATAAACTACAAGAATTAATAGCGTTATCAGCAGTAACAATATCAAAAGTCTTTAAATATTCAAACTTGGCAATGTATTATATAGCCAGAATTTTATTTAATGTAACTCATGGGCATAGGACTTTCGATAAAAAATATTATCAAAATAAGAAATTAAAAATAATTTATTGTGAAACCTTACGTGACATTCAACAAGAAGAAATACAAACTAATAATTATAATGTCGAGGATATTTATAAAGTAGCCGAGCAACTTGGTACTGGCGAAAATTGGTGGAAATACGTTCTATGGAGAGAAAAATATATCAATAATAAAACTTACAAAGAAATAAGCATGGCATATAGATTAAATACCACACCTGTCTTTAATGGTGTACGAGATTTTAGTTCATTAATAAAAAAAGAAATAGTAAAAAATACTTGCAAATATGAAATTGCTTAATTAACTTTACAATGTCATAGAATATATTTGTCATTATCAATTTTAGTAAATTGGAAAAGCCAGCAATCGTGCTGGCTTTTTTGTTGCGTACATAATTGGAGTTAGTACGCTGGGATTCCTAATGGTAGGAATTATTTTATACCTTGCATTTCTTTTCGGATATAATCAATGTTGTAATATGTGTATTCTTGATAAAATCTACCGAGCCAATATGTGGTTATTGTTTCTTCGAATAAGTTACATTTAGTCATGAAATATTTGAGTTTCAATAAGAAGTCTTCTTCTTTATCAACAGGATAGAATTGAAATAATGATTTTGCCTGTGTTGCTATCGTTATAAATTTTTCAGAATATATTCTTTCTATTTTTGGTTCAATTGATTGATTTGCTATTGTCTTTGCTATCTTATTAACCTTATTGCTACTACCTTTTGGTCTTGCCATGTTTTATATTTTTAGTGATAAATAGTAAAAAATAGTAAAAATTCCAAAAGTAAAAACTCCACGCTGCTATGGCTGGCAGAATTTCGTGGAGTTTTAAGAAAACGAATTGATTATCACCCAAGTCAGATTTCTGACTTGGGCTTAAACTCTTTTCCTCTTTGGCACAACTGCTATCCAGTCATTATTAACACCAAAATATACTGTCTTATTATCACGACTGTATAATATGGCATCTATTTCACCGTTGAGGTCTTCGTGATTCTTTACTATTGCTTTTTGCACATCTGATGGATATGCTTGCAATTCTGAAATACTAAATGTCTTTGTCATAAGTTTTAATTTTTAGCGATTTGTTTACGAAAGTATATTTTATCCTTATACTTTTCAATCACTGATTTTAAACTTTCACTTTTCATTTCACTCTGTTTTTATGTGGTGCTGTATTGCACTTACAATTACTTATACGAAACCTATTGAAAAATGTTACACTTTATTGTAACTATTTTATTGTCATATTATCTTCTGTCTGATTATTGTTGTCAATGACCTTAACGTTCAATGCTTCTGCATTAATTCTATCGGCTGTATTTTGAATTGCCTCCAAAACTTCTGGTGGATAAGTTAAATCAGTGTTATTCAATAAAATAACATAAATTTTCTTACTGATTTCAAAACACAGAGTGTCATATTCTTCTTGTGACATGTCTGGTTGTTCTTTAAAAGTAAAACCATCAATGAGGTCTAACTCTGCTTGTGTTAAATTTTTCGTATTCATAGTTATTTATTTTTTCTCCTATTGTAATTAATTTTATCTCTATAAATTCTATACTTTTCTGGATTGGCAGCTTGCCATGCTTTTTGGTATGCATTAACACTTTCCTTGTGAGTTAACTGATAATCGCGCATTATTGCTTTTATCTTTTCTTTATGTCTGGCTCTATACTTCTTTTGTGCTATTCGTTGTTTAATAAGATATTCCTCATGGTGTTCCTGCCGATATTTACTCTGGTATATCTTCTGATTTTCTTTATAATACTCAAGATGTTCAAGTCTATAGTTCTTCTGATATGCACGAATCTCTTCTTGATGCAAGAGACGATATTGTCGATGATATTCCTTTTGATATTCTTTTTGATTTAACATAATAATTTGTTTTTAAGATAGTTAATTCCTTTAGTAGAAAATACTGGTGTATAAAAAGTATAACCGTTCCTTACAACTTCTTTCATTCTTGCCAATCCCATATTGAGATAGTACTGACTTGGAAAGTTATTATCCTGCAAGATATGTTCTTGACGCAGGAGTAACATAAATTTATTACGACCACAATTTTTTATCGCAATTATTTTACTAACCTCTGATACACTATACCAGTTTTCGCCATCAATTTCAATCATATTGCTTTTCATTAATAAGTTCTCGTACTGCATGCTCTTGATACCATGTGGCACATGGCAATAATGACTTCAATTGTTCAACACTAAAGTCTTCAAGTTGTAACTTGACCTCTTGGATTTCATTGAATGCCTCACTCATTTTTCCCATCGCTTAATAATTTCTCGTAATCAATTATTTCCTTTTTGAATTCTTCTGAAAATGCTTCATTAATAATTTCTTTTGTGAAATCCTTACGAATACCTAAATTAATGTAGGTTTCAACAAGTGCAGATATTGACATAATTTTCTTGTCAGCATAGGTTCTTAGGTCTTTGATAAGTTGTGGTGGCAGAGTGACCGTTAATCTCTGTCTAAGTATTTCACCACCAATTTTTATTCTTCCCATATTTTAGTTTTTTAAATTAACAGCACAAATATAACTCTTTATTTTTAAATTGCAAGTATAAATAACAAAAAATATTAATTTTTTTTCAAAAGTCTTGTATTTATAATTTTAATTACTATATTTGCACTAAATTAATAATAGACAAAATGACAAAACAGAGGATTTACGAAGGAGGCACAGAGTTCAGCATATGGATTCGCCAGCAACAGGAGTTGGATTCACAACTCAGTTATCATTGCTATGATGTTGATTACATTTGGACACACTTCCAAACAGGTCAATTCATGCTAATTGAAGAAAAGAGGTATGGTTGGGATAATATAAAAGCACCAGCACACTACTTATTTGCCAGATTAAACAAACTGTGTTCAAAGGATACCTTATATAGAGGTTATCATTTAATCTGTTTTGAGAATACCAGTCCAGAGAACGGTAAGATTCAAATTAATCATAAGGACATAACCAAAGAAGACCTGTTAAAATTCCTGCAATTTGACCCACAGGTGTTGTTGAAATATACCAAAGGTGATTTTGTAAGTCAGAAATTAGTTCCTAAGATTGTTGACCATTTAAAAAAATTAAGGAAATAGTGTAACAATTTTAAATAATCATCGTATAAATAAGTTTAATAGTAATAGTAATATGAAACAAACATTAAATAAGGAGAAACAAGAAGGTAACTTTGTTCGACTACCACAAAGAGAATACGGTATGTTTAAATTACCACTTGGTGCATTTAAATTATATGCTTGGCTATTATCTCACGATAATGGCTATGCTTTTAGTAACTACTACATGCAACAAGGTACAAAAATGAAATATAAAGCAATTAAAAATGCATTGGATTATCTTGAGAATAAAAAAATAATTACTATCCAAAAGAGTAGTAGCGATTATCGCATTATTACCATAAAGACTACTACTCTTTTGGATAGTAGCAAAAAGGATAGTAGTGTCCTTTTGGATAGTACTCTTTTAGATAGTAGTGTCCTTTTGGATAGTACTCTTTTAGATAGTAGTGTCCTTTTGGATAGTAGCCAAAAGGATAGTACTCTTTTGGATAGTAGTAGTGTCCTTTTGGATAGTAGTAGTGTCCTTTTAGATACTAAAGTAGTGTCTAAAGTGACCACGAAGAAGAATAAAGAAGATAAAAGAGAAGATAAAACAGAAGATAAAACAGAAGTACTTAATATAGAGGAAAAATTTCCAGAATCCAAATTAACTGGTTTAACTCATAAGGATGTTGCAGGTGTTACTGACATACAATTACCAATAAATGAAACTCAAAATTTGATTTCAATTTTTGTGAAAGGTGACGCACAGGATAAACTCATAACCAACTACCTTAGATTTAAAGTCAGTAATCCAAGAATAACATTTCCAAAATATGAAAGTCTATATGTGGTTTGTGTCTACCTGTCAAAATTAGGAGATAATTTTGAAATAAAGAATACTGACCAATTATCAGAAGCAATTATTAAAATTGATACTATTCAAATAAATGAAAAAATAAATGACATGAGTTCAAATATAGTCTCAAAAGAAAATTATAAAACTGCTGCAATAAAAATAATCAATAAACTAAAACTAAAATAATATGACATTCAATACGACATTATTTAGAGATTTTGTAAGAGAGATTGCTTATCTATTCCCAACGGATAAGATAGAATACTACTTTGGTGAAAATAATGATAAATTAGAAGCCAATATTTACTTCAAATCTGGATTGATAGTTCTGATTGAAGTAAAACAAGATAATCGATTACACATGAGATATGCAAGAAATAACGGTAGTGATTATACTCCAACTATGTTAGAAGAAAAACAACAAATTAAAGCACTATGGGAAAAAGAAAGATTAATAAAAAATGGTTTATTGTCCAGCCAAGCACAAAGCGATGAAAAAACGAGCAATTAAAACCAAACTATATAAAGAAATGAAAATTCTAACCGACCCATTCTATAAATCTGAGGCTGCAGTTAAGAAAATAGATGACCTCAAAATAAAACGACTATTCTGGAAAGATAAAAATTTAGACGCTGATTAAAAATAATCGGTAAAAAATGTAACATTTTCCAATGATTATCGTATAAGTATTTGTTGAAGCAATTAAGCTGAAACGTAAAATTAAATAAAATGCAAAAAGTTAATGTAATTTTAGAAACTGTAGATTACGACATCTTCAAGTATGTTAAAGGTAATCGTGGCTTAAATGAGATAAATGTAAAGCGTCTCATGGAATCTATGTCAGAAGAGTATGAATTTACTCTTATTATTTGTAATGAGTTTATAGAAGTTATTGATGGACAACACAGAATTGAGGCATGTAAAAGACTTAAATTGAAAATTTTATACATCATCATCCCCGGTCTGCGATTGAAAGATGTTCAGCGTTACAATGGACATCAAATGTGTTGGAGTAAGATGGACTATGCAATCAGTTATGCTAAAGCAGGAATTAAACCTTATCTGATTCTCTTGGAATTCATGAAAGAATATCCTGAATTTAATCTTGGAAGTGCTGAGAATATGCTTACCAATACCTTTGATGGTGCTAATGAGAAATCAGATAGAATCAAAAATGCTGATGGTAAGAAGACTGGTAGGACTAAATCATTTCAGAATGGTACATTAGAAATCAGCATGGAAGACAAACTCAATGGTTATATAATTGCTGCAAAGGTTATGGCATTCAAACCATACTTCAAGTTATATAATTCAGGTGTATTCGTTAAAACAATCATTTCATTACTCAGAAATCCTGATTATGATAATAATAGAATGATTGAGCAGATTGCCAAACAACCAACCTTAATGGTTCAATGTGCGAAAGTTTCACTTTATAAGAGAATGTTGCAAGACATTTACAATTACAATAGAAAAGAAGCATTCAGAGTTGCACTCTATGTGTAAATAAAAAATGAAATTAAAAAGGTGATAGCAATATCACCTTTTTTTTTTATCTTTGTTCTCATGACAATAGAAGTTCTTACAATAACAGCAGAAGAGTTCAATAGACTTAAAATGATTGAAAATAGACAAAGAATAACTGATGCTATGATATTGGAATTAGTTAAAGAAATACGAGAGTTAAAACGTAAATATCAAATTCAAAATGACTTTTCGAAAAATCCTGAGTATTTAGAATAAAAAAGAAAAAAATATGAAAGTATGCCTTAATCTTACACCAGAATTAATTAGGTTCTTAGACAAAGAGCAATTGCAGGAAGCATTACTCCAAGTATTAGAAAAACCAATTCCAACCTATCCTGAATTAAATTCTTATCAACCAACAAATAAGGAGTCAGTTAGTCAAGCAGTTATACCAAAAGATAGTGCTGCAAGCCAAAATGGTAACTATACTCATGATGAAGAAATAACTACTACAATAGAAGTTACAAAACCAATACCACCAACACCAACACCAAAATTACCACCCACTAACACCAGACCTAATGCTCTTGACGAAGGAATTGTGCAGGAAATAGCCAGAAGATATAAAAATGGCGAAATTCTAAAACAACTGTGCATTGAATATAATCAAATATATTCTGGAATTTACACCAGATTATCTCGCACGGGTGTGATTACTCAAAAAAAAAAGTAGGCGCACAAAAAGAGCATAAAAGCAGTTATGTTCAAGAAACAGAAAATCACATAAGTCCAGAAGAATTTGAAATAATTCTTAGTGAATTTGATAAAGGAAATGGATTAACAGTAGTTGAATTAGCTGAAAATCACCATTATCCATATCAGATTCTTTATGAAAAATTAAAAAAACATTTTAATGTAAAATCAATACGAGAGTTAAATCCTAATTTAGATACCAAAACAATTGCTGCACGTAGAGCCAGCAAAGAAGCAGATGAAATAGAAAATCTTAATTGGTATAAAGGATTGCTGGATGACCCGACATGTGGCTTAAAAAGAAGTAAGGATATGTATCCTCCAATATCAGAAGAAAAAATACCAAAGAAACGACAAATAGAAATTCAGAATTTTTTTATTGGTTGTCATAAGAATCAGCATAGTTTAAAATATTATGATAAACATCAAAGTTTATCACAAATAGCAGATAAGTTCAAAATCAGTATTCCTGAATTAAAATCAATAATTTATTGTAACTTGAAAATAACTTAATTCTTCCTATTTATTACTATGGAAATAAAATTTACGATAAACGATATGATATTATTTGGCAATTACTTGCTTAGTGAAGAAAGAAAGGCAACAATTGCACCAGAATATCAAAGTAAAGTCAACGAAACTGAAGTTGAAGCCTATATATCTAAATTTTATAATACAAATGTTTTTAATATTGGAGATAATTAGTATGAATGAATTAACACAGAAGATACTAACAATAGCAGGTGAAAGTACAGGCATGACAACTGGTGTAACAACAGGTTTTACATTAGGAAATCTAAGTTATAATGGAATTGTCTTTATTAAAGATGCAATTGTTATTCGAATAAACGATGTACTTAATATGGTAATAAATAAAAGTGATTTGGACTTAGCAATTATAATCAGAGATTTACCAAAATATACAACAATACTTGAAGCAGTATTACAACAACGACAATTAGATTATTTTAAATAAAATATATGAAAACAATAATTAGAATACTCACATGGCTAAAGAATATAGTACTAACAATAATTAGTTTACCAGCATATTTATTAACACTAATAATGATATTTTGGATAATTATCTGTGAATTAGGAAAAGGAAAGAAAGGCTTTGCAATGACATTAATTAAAAATTATAAAAATGCTACCAGTAATACGAAATAAAGGACATAGGAAATCATATCTGACAAAATATAATCGTCACCTTATGATTTTAGCAATTGCCGAAATGATATTACAAGGTAAATTGCGAAGTGACATTGTTGACACAATTCATACTGAATATGGATATGCCATAGAAACTTGCAAGGATTTGATTACAGAGGCTCAAAACTATGCAGCGAAGGTTTTCACAGAAGAAGAAAAGAAATTGAAATTAAGACAGATTTCACAACTATACGAAGATATAATGTATAGTCAAGAAGAAGTAAGTTTCGCCAAACTAAAAGCAGCCGACCAATATTCAAAACTACTGAAGTTCTATAATCCAGAAATTGCAATCCAAAATGTAACGAATGTTAATTTTGATAAACTTGATACTCAAACTCTTGAGCAAATAGGAAAAATAATTGAGGATAAAATTAGCGAATAATGACAGGTGACCTACTGTCAACATTAAAAGAAAGTAGTGTTGACGAAATTCGCATTGCATATCAGCGTGAAATGAGTAAACGTTCATTTTATTTCTTCTTTAAACTTATTGTAAAAGAAATTTATCGTCATATTGAATTCATAGATAACTGGCATTACAAATACCTGTGTGACACTCTGCAGGAAAGAGTTGAAGCAATGTTACGTCATGAGCCACAAAAACATTTATTGATAAATTGCCCAATCCGTAGTGGTAAGACAATCTTAATTTCAGAAATATTTCCAATATGGTTATGGATAAAATCAGATAAACTCATGATTCAAAATGTCTGCGCAACTCAACGTTTGGCAACTAAGAGTAGTCGCATGAGTAAACTCATACTTACTTCACAGTTCTTTCAACATTTATTTCCAGAGATTCAATTAGCACATGATGCAAAATCTAAAAGTGATTATGTAACCACCAATAATGGCAGTAGGCAGTCTTATGGAATCGACAGTTCTATAATTGGAAGTTCTTACTCTGTGCTTATTGCGGACGATTTAAATGACCCGTCTGATGTGAATTCTGAAATAAGTCTTAATAATGTCATAAGTACTTTTAAAGATGTTATTAGTGGTCGTATGAATAACGCATGGGATATGCGTGTAATTCTGCAACAAAGGACTTCAAGTAAGGATTTGTGTCAGCACTTACTTGATAACAATTATCAGGACTATAAACATATTTGTATAACAGGTGAATTAACAAAACAAACAAGTCCAGAGGTAGTAAAGTATTATGATGAAGATGGTTTGTTCTTTCCAAGTAGATATAATCGTGAAAGATTAAATCAATATAAACGTGAATTAACTGCACAGGCATATGCAAGTCAAATCTTACAAGCACCTGCAAGTCTTCAAGGAGAAATAATTTTAAGAATGTGGTTACCAATAATTAAACAAAGTGAATTTCAACAAATACCAAAAGGAAAAATATATTTACTTGTCGATACTGCATATACCAGCAATGATAAGAATGACGCAACAGCATTTTTTGTGTGTTGTGTTAACAATGGTAAACTGTATATTATTAAATGCTATGAGAAATGGCTTGAATTCTACGAATGTCTTGAAGAGATTAAAGAATTAATAACATTATATGGCGTTAATAAGTGTTATGTGGAAAATAAAGCTACAGGATTATCAATTATGCAGGAATTAAAACGACAATTAAGAGGTAAGACAATTATATTGCCAGTATCGGCAGGTAGTAAATCTAAAGTAGAAAGAGCACGAAGTGTTCAACCATATTTACAAAATGCCAAAGTCTGTGTTGTTCAGGATACTTGGAATAATGCATTCATTGACCAATGCGCAAACTTTCCTTATGGTAAAGATAATATGGTCGATACTTTAGTATATGCAATAGGTACACTCATTGCAGGTAAGCATGCAGTAAGCAATGAGCAAGCACCAGTAAGCAATAAAGGAATGTTCTCAGACGAAGATTTTGAAAGCCTATATTAATTATGATAAAATTAATAATAAATAAGAAAAAATATAAGTACAGGAGTAAACAATCAGAAATTACTTATCGTATTGGTAGAGAATTGGAATTACTTAAAGAAGAATATCCATGTGATTGTAATCCAGAATTTCATAAATGGATACTTACAATCTTATGTGGTTGTACTTTTGAAATAGCAGACTTAGTAACTGAAGAGCAATTAGCAAGATTAATAGGAGTTCATCCATATTTTGCTAATGATATTAAAGTAGCATTGCCACGTTACATTAAAATAAATCATAAGTTACATGAATATCAAACTTTTGAAAATATAACAGTACTCGAATATAGTGAATTAGATATGCTTTCTTCCGATGGAGAAAATCTTGAATTATTTAAACGACTATATAAGCCAATTAATTGGAAATTAAAGAATTGGTGGAAATACTTACTAATAAAAAATAAGAAAAGTTATGAAGATTGTAACTATTTTGTAATTAGATTAGCAATAAATCAACACTATTGGTGGAAACGTAATTTAATGTTAGAATATAAACTAACATATGATAATCCAAATATAGCTATAGAAGACCAACCTGATGAAGTTAAGTTAACACCAGTGGAAAAATTTGGCATGTACCATATAGTGATGCAGATATGTGGTAATGATATTGAAAAGTTTCATTGGTGGCAAGACAGAGAAGTTCGTGAGTTATTTAAATATCTATTGTATTTGAAAATGAAACAAGCCAGTGAATAAATAATCTTGATTTTTTACTATTTATATCAATAATACCATTATTGATATGGACGAATTAGAATTAAATTTAAAAGTAACAGCCAACACACAGGCAATCGAAGATATACAAAGTCAACTTGATAAATTAAAGAAAAGTACAAAAGAAACAAGTGATGGTTTTGGTATTGCCGATACTCAATTAGGTAAACTTTGGAATACATTAAAAGAAGGTGTTGAAAAAGGCGTACAGAGTTTCCAGACACTACAAGGCGCAATTGCAGCAACAGGCATTGGCTTATTAGTCATTGCTGTTGCTTCACTTATTCAATATTTTAAATCTACGAATGAAGGTGCTAATACTATGAAAGGTATTATGGCAGCACTTGGTCAGGTAATTCGAGAAGGACCTATCGTGGCTTTCAATGCACTTAAGATTTTATTTAATTCAGTTAAATTAGGAATTGAAGAAATAGAATTAGGTTGGTTAAAATTAAAATCTGTTTTCGATAAGTCTGATTCAATGAAAGCACAAGTTGCTGATTTGAAAAAAGAAATTGATAAAACAAAACAAGCAATTGTTGATGAAGCTAATGCTATTGCCAATTCAGGTAAGAATATGGCAGAAGCATATAAACTGGCAAAACAATGGGAAGAAATACAACAGAAGATTCAAGCTGACAGAGTTAAAGAAGAAGATATTGAAACAAAGATTGCTGAATTACGTGATAAAGCACAAGAAGTAAAAGCAAGTGACTTATCTGCTGACGAGAAAGCAACTAAGCAACTTGAATTACTTAATCAGGCAAAAATATTAGTTCATCAAAAAGACGCAATGGCATTACAAGATGCTCAAGCAGCACTTGCTATTGCACAACAACAACTTGTACTTGCTCCAAAAGATACTGAAGCAATAAAGAAAGTTCAGGATGCTGAAATTGAAGTGCAGAAAATTAAACAGGAAGGTGCTAATGCAGATAAAGCAATTAGTAGACAAATGTTGGGTGCACATAATGAATTAATTAAAAGTAAAGAAGAAGAAGCAAAGGTTATTGCTGAAATGAATGAAAAGACTCTTGAAGATACTCTTAAAGGTCGTGATAAAGAATTAGCTGCAGAAGATTTTAAATATGAGCAGAATAAAATAAAATATAAAAATAATGCCAAAGAATTAGAAGCATTAGAGATTGAGCACAAAGCCAATATACTTGCAATTAATAAGAAATTTGATGAAGAGGAAGCCAAAGGTGAAGATGCACTTATGGCTGAATTGGAAAAGTCAATGCAGGAAGATGCTAAGAAAAATATTGAAGACTTCAAAGGTACAAAAGATGAAGAGTTAAAAGTACTTGAGACTTATTTACAACAAGGACTTATTGACCAAAACTTATATGATAAGACAGTTCAGAAACTAACACAAGACCAAGCAAAAGCACAAGAGCAAGTAATGACAATTACTGGTCAGAAGTTTGAAGCACAACAGAAAAAACAACTCGATACACTCAATACAAGTCTTAAAAAAGGATTAATCTCTCAAGAGCAATATAATAAGGCTGTTAATCAATTAAAAGAGAATGAAACTAAAATGGTATTGAAAGGTGCAAGTGATACACTTGACGCAGTATCAGATGCTCTGGGTAAAGGTACAATAGCAGGTAAGGCTGCAAGTATAGCAAGCACTACAATTAAAACATATGAAAGTGCAGAAGGTGCATATTCAAGTATGATTGCAATACCGATTGTGGGTCCTATCTTAGCACCAATCGCTGCTGCTGCAGCAGTTGTACTTGGACTTAAAAATATTGCACAAATTGCAGGTGTTCAACCACCTGCTAAACAAAAATTAGCTGCTGGTGGATATATTGGCGGTAATCAATATACTGGTGATAATGTTCCTGTAATGGCAAATAGTGGTGAATATGTTGTTAATAATCAAGCAATGCAAAATCCACAAATTGCTCAAGCAGTTATGAATATGAATGCTAATCCAAATGGTGGTGCAAGTGGTGGTGGAAGTATAAGTGAAGAGCGTATTGCAGAAATAGCAGCACATGCAGTTAAAGCAATACCAGTTCAAGTTACAGAGCATCAAATTACCTTACACCAAAATAATGTGGCTGTTAGAGAGGCGAGATTTTCTGTGGTCTAAAATAATTAAAGAATTATCCTATTTATATAAAAATACAAAATGGCTATACTTGCTGAAATAATTTTCGAAGAAGAAAAAGGAATTAGTAAAATCAGTTTGGTTAAACGTCCTGCAATTGAAGTTAACTTTTTAAAGTTCGCAAAAGAGCAGGAATTAAAGTTCAGTGTTGATAGTGACAAAATGCTTATAACAGGACCTGTTCTTGTTCCAAACCGTCAATATTATAGAGGAAAAGATTATTTTGGTGGCGAAGAGGCGGGTTATGTGTTCTTTACTAAAGATACAATTAGGAAATTAGGACAAGATTTTTTAAAACATGCAAATAATTCAATCAACTTAGAGCATAAAGACGATTTACAGTCAGAAGATATGGACTTAGTTGAAATGTGGTATGTGGAAAATGAGATAGATAAATGTTATGCAATGGGATTCACTAAAGAAGATTGTCCAATAGGCACTTTATTCATGACACAACATGTTAACAATCCTGAAATATGGCAGAAGATTAAAGAAGGTGAGTTCAACGGGTTCAGCATACAAGGTTATCTGGCAAAAAATATTATTGGTACTGGACTTGACTTAAAAAAAGAATATAATGAAGATGAAATTGTTGGAATTATTGTAGGTCTTGCACTTGCAGAATTACCACCAGTCATTCAAGAAGACAATAGTACACATCAAATTGATAAGACATTCCTATATAATTGGAATGACGGACAAGAAGATGTGATTGTTAATAGTGTTAATGGTGATGCTGTTCGTGATAATGGTTTTGATGAATGGGTTGATGGTGGTAATCATTATGTAGATATTAATTTAGCACCTGACCAACAGAAATATGCTAAATTTATTCCAGAGAATGAAATCTGGGTTGATGATTTATTTATTTTAAAACCAGATGATGAAGCAGCAATTGTCTTACATGAAATGACTGAAAGGACATTAATTAAAGATTATAAGTTCACATATTCCAATGATGTTGATGGTGCTCATGAAATTGCCAATGGTGCAGAAGTACAATTCAGAAATCAAGCAGGTGGTCAAGCAAATGATGCATTAAGACAAAGTATCTATCAGGACTATATTACTAAGTATGGTCAAAATAAAGAAAAATTCACATCAAGTGGATTATCAGGTAAAACAACAACACATAAAGAAGCACCTGCAACTGGTGGTACAGTTACAACTTCTGGTATGACTGCAACCACAGGAGCAACCATAGGAGCAACACCAACCACAGGAAGTACTTCTGGTGCTACTGCAACAACTGATACAACAGGACAGACTGGCACTACATTAAATATGGGTGTTAATAAGTCTGTAACCACAAGTGAAGACAATCAAAATATTCCAACAACGGTAACATCAGGTGTCAGATATGCAAAGACACGTAGGAATGATGGTGTAATTGTAACTGACAATGATTTAATGAAAGCAATGATAACTTGGAATACACCAGAAGAAAGAGAATTGGCTGTAAAGAAATGGAAAGCAATGCGTGATAAAAAAGAAAGTGTTCAATTGTCATTAGTTGATAGAATTAAAGCACAAACATTAAATATGGGTGCGCCAGATAATTTTATTAACAGTAATTCATATCAGGCATTAAATGGTCAGAAAAGTACAGGTAGTGCACAATTACAAAGGACATTAAATACTAATTCAAAAAAGAAACAAATAGTTGCTCAAGCAGAAGCAAGTAAGAAACAACGTGACCATGACCAAGCACAAGCAGATGCAAATCTAAAAGCAGTTAAATCAAAATTAAATGCAATGAAAAATGATAAAAGTAAACCTACTGCGATACAAGCAATAGATTTACCAGCAATTAAAAATAACAAAAAATAAAAATAAATTAGAATTTTTTACCAGTACTGCTATTTATAGTTTTACAGGTGAATTAATTCACAAACTTAATACTTAAAAAAATGAGTTTAGTTGATAAAATTAATGCTACATTATTGAAACTCAATGTAGATTTGCAACTTGCAAAAGTTCCAAAAAAAGAAGATGCAACTTCTGGTGAAACATCAGGACAAACACTGCAACCAACTTCTGGTGGTACATTACCTTCAGTAATCGTTACAGAATATGTTCCAAAAAATGTAAGTGTATCTTACTCAGCAATTGGAGCACCAGTAATGGAAACTAAAGATGGTGGCAAAGAAGCACCTGCAGAAGATGGTGACTATGAAACAGTCGCTGGAAAAACAATCACAGTAAAAGATGGAAAATTAGTTAGTGAAACTGATACTCCACAAGAAGACATTGATGAGCATAGTGGTGATACAAAAACCACAGAAATGGCAAAAGTAGTTATTCCTACATTAGATTTGAAAGCATATCCTTGGGAGCAATGCATAGCAGATAATACTAAAAAGTATGGTGCTGAAAGTGCAAAGAAAATATGTGGTAAAATCAAAGCAATGAATATGAGTGTACAAGATGCAGATGAATTACTTGCTATGGCAACAAATAAATCCGACCAACTTATGGCTGCACTTAATAAAGCAGGAATTGATTTAAAGAAAAAAGGCGATTATTGTATAAATATAAGTGTTGGAGAAGATGGTACAATATCTTATGGTACATTAAGTACTAATACTTATGAAAACTTGCTTATGGCAAAAGAGCAAGAATTAGAAACTGAAGTTAATAAACTTATTCAGGCAACTGAAACTCGTTTAGCACAGGAAAAAGAGAAATACGAAAAATTAGTTGAAGCACACATGCATGGTATTGTTCCAAGTAAAGATAAAGGTGCTGAAAAAGAAACTAAAATGAGTAGGACTGATGTACTGAAACAACAAATCGCAAGTAAAATACAATCACAAGAATAATAGGCACTATGCCAAACAAAAATAAAAATAAACAAATTAATTAATACTTAAAAAAATGGCTTATAATTTAGCAGGTATGAGCGACTACGCAAAGTCGAATGGTATAGTCCTCATTAAAGATTTAATCCTTCAAGCACAATCATTCTCAATGGATGGTATTCGTGTTGAGACAGGAATCAAAAGTAACGAATTGTTCGCAGACTTCTCAGTAAGTGGTGGAACAGTAATTCAGAAAACACTTGGTGATGCAGGTGCTCTTCAGTATTCTGGTGGTTCAACAATTAAAGACATATCAATTAAGGTTGTTGAATTAGCAATCAAAGAAAGATATGTAAAATCAGTACTTGAATCAAAAATTGCACAAATGCAAATGCGTGCTGGTTCTGACCCAAGTAATCCTCTTCCTTACGCTGACGTATTGGTAAACCTTAAGGCTCAAGCAGTTGGTCATGCAAATGACTTACTTGTATGGCAAGGTAATGTAAGTGGTGGTACAAATAACCAAGTTAATGGTTATATCCAGCTTTTGAAAAATGCTGGTGATTATGTATCAGGTGGTAGTGCAACAGCATTCACTCAGACTACAGCAATCAGTCTTGTTGAAAACTTTGTAAAAGTAGCATTGGCTAAATTTCCAGTTTGGATTCTTGACGGTGCATATTTATACATGAGTCCAACTAACTTTGAAATTTATTTCAGAGCAGTTTATGGCTTGTCAAGTCCTGTAAATACTCTTACTCTTGAGTTAAATGCTCGTCCAGTACAGAAATTTATGGTACCGGGTACAAACGTAGAAGTTCTTTCTACCAATGGTTTGGTAGGTAGTAATGCACTTGTGATGACTCGTGAATTCAATTTGTGCTTAGGTACAGATTTAGTTTCAGAGGATGACACACTGTCATTTGAATATCTTAATGAGCAACAGTGTTGGAGATTGTTTGGTGCATATAAAATCGGACCTCAAATCGCTCGTATTGCTGAAGTAGTTGCTGCTCTTTAATCAACATATTTCTCAAGAAGTTTGGATAATTAAACAATTATCCTGACTTCTTGATTAAAAATAAATTTAAAAAAACAATATAATATACAGCAATGAGTACAACAGTATTTACAGGAATTCCAAGAGAAACCGTTAAAGACGCTGGTGGTTTATATGAAGTTTGGATAACAGAATTGAGTAATGTAACAGGTAATACTATTAATTACACAACTGGTGTTGCAACTATCAGTAGTCCAGCAGGTGTTTGGAAACGTTATATTCTTGGAAAGGAAGCAGGAAGTGACTTTGTATCAACTAAGACTAATAACCTTACCAATGGTACAAGTGAAACTGACAATGTTTTGAAAATGATTTTCAAAAGAAATCAAATTTCAAAAAGAAATGAATTGGCTGTAATGGCTAAATCAGAAATGGTCGTTGTTATTAATGACAATGCAAGTCCTATGACAATTACTGGTGAAACAAACACTGGTAATTTATATATAATTGGACTTCCATATAGTGTTAATCAAGGTGGTGCAGAAGTTCGTACTGGTGTTGGCAGCACTGGCGCACAGTTTGCAGACAGCAATAACTTGACAATCACAATTGGTTGCAAGGAGAATGACGGACCGTTTACTATCACACAAGCAGCACTCACAGCAATTCGTGCAGGAAGTGCTTTATCGAATATTTAAGACATAGCCACTGCCATGTGACTATTTTATGGTTTTATTCTTATTTTATCCTTCTTTTAATTTTTCTGCAGGTGGCAATCGTCACCTGCTTTTTCTTTTATATTGTTTTGAATAATCCAATCAATTTCCTATTTATGTAAAACCAGTTTCTACATGCTTGAAAAATGTCGAAAACTGGTTTAAAACTTTCGAAACATGAAGTACATTACCAGAGGAATAAACAACGAATTATTTTTCAAATTAAATTCAACACCAGTAAATACATATAGTGGTGATTATTTATTTACTTGTAAACATATCCAGACTTCGAATGTTGTTCAATTAACATTGACTGACCAATCTATTACACCTAATGTATATCAGAAATTCATAATTACTTCAGGACAAACATTGAGTTTCGAATCAGGACAATATGAATTACAAATTTATGATGTAACTGCAAGTACAGTACAAATAACAGAAGAATATCTTACTGTTTATGCTGGTCAGCAACAACAACCAATTATCTTTATGTCCAGTGGTAGTACTCCTTTTATCTATGGAAGCACTGGTAGTACAGTTATACCAGATGTACCACAACAATTCAATGGCATTTTATTATCTGACGGAATAAGTACGCAACTAACATGGTCAATGGGAATTCCCAATGCACAAGGTTTTGAATTATGGCGCAAAATAGATACTGGTGGTACGTACATTTCGTTGGGTAACTTACAATCATATATTTATATTGATAAATTCTTATCTTATAGTACTGATTATTATTATAAAATTAGAGCATGGAATCAAGTTGGTTATAGTGCATTCACTCCTGAAATACAAATACAGACAACAAGTCATAGTGGTAGTACAGGACAAACTTCAATTCATATTTATGGTAGTGGTTCGACAATAGTTACAAATCCTTCAGGAAACACATTTATTGTTTATACACCACCAACTGATTTAAGCAACTATGTAACAATTCCAGTATTCAGTGCTTACACAGGTACTACCAATACCACAATAAATAATATGCAGCAAGAAATACAAGCATTGTCTGCAAGTACAAGTGGTGGTACAATCTATGTTGGTCAAAGTCCTGCAGCAATTCAGGTTGGTGGAATACAAGTTGGTGACCCGCTAACAGGAAAAACATTCTCAAAACTATTTGAAGAATTACTTGTGCCAGTATTATATCCAACTTTTGTTAATCCAAGTAATAGTTTATTTACAATACTTACACCATATTATTTAATTGGTACAAGTTTATCATTCAATACAACAGCAATTTTCAACAGAGGCTCAATTAGTCCTGCTTATGGCACTAATGGTTATCGAAGTGGTTTGCCTAATACATATCATTATACTGGTACTGGACTTCCAAGTACAATTAGTTCAACTGCATTAAGTGATAATCAATTAATAAATAGTTATACAATCATTCAAGGTAATCAATCTTGGACAAGTTCTGTAAGTTATGACCAAGGACAACAACCAAAAGATAGTAAAGGTAATAATTATAACTCACCACTTGCTGCTGGTACAACAGGTGTTCAGACTGCAAGCACAGAAGGTGTTTATCCTATCTATGCAACAACAATAACTATCAATACTCTTACACAACAGGCATTAGCAAGTATGATTAATGGTAACTCTTTGGTTTATTCAGTAGTTGCCGAGACAGGTGGAAATAAACAAAGTTTTGCTTTACCTAATGCATGGACAACTGCAAGACCATTACAAGGAATTCAGACTTACAATACAGTAAGTAATGCATGGGAATATCAAGGTGGAAGTCAGGCAACGTCAAAAACATATTGGACAACAAGTAGTATTACTGAAGTTATTCAAGGCAATACAATAAATTACACGAAATATACTTACAATGGTGTTGACAGAAGTTCTGTACAAATTAAATTATTATTCTAATGAGAAATAAAGGCACATTCAATTTCGCTGCAACATTTGAAGTACAGGCAAAGCAACCATTAGACGCAAGACAGGTCGTTGGTACTTATGCTGACTTAACACAAGCAGCAACTTGGCAAGACGTTAATAATAATATCTGGTTATATAATGGTGCAATTGTTAGTATTGCTACTGACAGTACACCTACATTAAATGGTTTATATCAATTAATTGATGTTGATAATTATACTCAAACTACTGCATGGAAAAAATTAGGTGATAGTACTGGAAATTTTGTGCCTATAACGCAGAATCTAAATGGAACTATTGTTATAATTACAGGTGATACTCAGAATCAAAATCTATCTACAAGTGTTACTGACGGAAATTATAAAACAACGATTATTCAAAGCAATAATTCAATAATGTACTATGCTAATTCAACTGGTAGTACAGAAGCAGCACAAGCTAATTATACATACAATAATATAGGTAATCAAATAACTGACGGAAATACTACTTCAAGTTTATCACAAAATCCAACTAACATTACTTATTCAGTTATTTCAACTGGTGGTACACAATCAGTTCAAGAAGTATTTGATATTTCAGGAATTAATTTCGCTTATAGTAATTCAAATGGAGTTTCAGCAGTACAAGCATATAGTGGTGTATTTGAAATAAGTGCAAGTAATACTGTTGATAGTACAAAGAGTACTTCAATTGCATTAGAAAATAATGGAAATATTAATATAACTGGTATTGCAAACTATAGTGATAATTATCCTTATAGTGGATTCACAGGTACAACATTAATTAATAGAGATTATGCCGACCTACGTTACAAATCTATAACTGGTACAACTATTAATGCATTATCAGGATTAACTGATACACATATAATTAATCCACAAGTAGACGACATACTACAATACTCAGGAAATACTTGGGTTAATGAAGCACCTGTTGATATATTTGCAATGGTAAATGATTTACAATTATTGCGTAGAAGTGGTACAGCAATTATTGGTTATACACCAAATACATTTATTGCAAGTGGTAATACGAAAATAAGTATTTCAACAGGAAATAGTGTTACAATTTATTCTTCAAGTGGTAAAACATATACATTTATTCCAAGTGGAAGTACAAGTATTAAAGAAGTTGGAAATAATGTTACTATATATAGTCCAAGTGGATTAAGTTATACATTTATTCCAAGTGGTGGTACTAAAATAAAAACAAGTGGAACTAATGTTACGATTTATAGTTCAACTGGTGGTACAGGTGCTGTTGCTTTAAGTGGTTTAACTGATACACATATTATTAGTCCAAGTACTGATGATATTCTTCAATATAGTGGTAGTGCATGGTATAATGAAGCACCTGTTGATATATTTGCACATGTTAGTGACGGACAAACATTCAAACGTAGTGGTAGTACAATAGTAGGTTATATTCCTTCAACTGGTACAACAGTTACATGGTCAACACTTAGTGGAAAACCTACTTGGGTAGGTAGTGGTGCAACAACAGTTACATTAGTTGGTAGTAATTATCGCATATATACACCTGCAACAGATTTGAGTAATTATTATAACAAAACTCAAATTAATAATTACACAGGTGCTACAAGTACAAGTATTGGCAACAGATTATTGACTACTGTTTTCAGTACTTACACTGGCACTACAGCACCAAGTACTTATTACAACAAGACACAGATTAATAATTACACAGGTGCTACAAGTACAAGTATTGGCAACAGATTATTGACTACAATTTATAGTACCTATACAGGTACAACTGCACCAAATGCTTTTGCAAGTAAATCATTTTTATCTACTTACACTGGCACAACTGCACCAGCAACATTTGCAAGTAAGTCTTTAGCAATAACTGGTGCAACAAACTTAGGTAGTAATAGTATTTACACGAGTGTAAGTGCAAATAAGATTCAATTAAAAGGATTTGTTGCCAGTGGTGGTACAACTGTAACAACTACTGCAACCGATATAAAAATAACAACAGGTACAATTGCTGCAAAGCAATTTTGGACTGGCACACAGGCAGCCTATACTGCACTTGGTAGTTGGGATGCCAATACTTTATATTTCTGTACATAATGGCAGCAAGTACTTATTTTGGAAGTTCTCTGATTAATAAAATTAGATTAGGTGCGATTCAAATACAGAAGATTTATTTGGGTAGTAACTTGGTATTTAGTTCAGGTATAACACCAAATCCACCTAACACATATAATGATTTTTATGTTGGAGTTGGAGTCTATAATACTATTAATAATAATTATATTGATTTTAAAATCAGTATACAACCAATTAATAATTAATAATAATGGCAATTAAATACTTAAATTTATATACTGGAAGTGATTCAAATGATGGATTAACAGCAGCAACACCTAAACTAACTATAAATGCTGCAACAGCTTTAGTTACAAGTTCTGCTGATGAAATTCGTGTAAGAGGTATTGATTCATTATTTACTGATATAGGTAGTTGGACATGGGTTGATAAAACAACAACTGTTGTGCGTACAGGTGGAGATTATACTGCACTTGCACCTGCAGGTAGTTATATTTGTAAAACAACATTTAGTAATAATGCACCTGAAATATATAAAGTAGCGAGTATTGCATATGCTGGTGGAAATACTACAATAACATTAAGTTTTGCTGATGCTAATGGATTATATTATAATGAAACATCTAATGAGACAGTACCAACATCAGTTTTATCAAGTGTTCCAACTGTTGCAACTCAATCATTAAATAAAGCAGGTTATACAAGTGGAAGTGGACTTAGTATTGTTAGAAGTAAAATAAGTGGTGGTTGGGATAGTACATATACAACTCAAAATACTTTTACTGTTGTAAATAATACTGGTGTTGGATTTTGTACTGGTGCATTTGCAAATTGGGAATTTAGTTATTTTATTGGAATAGGATATACTTATGTATTTGCAAATGCAAGTTTATCATTAAAAAATGGTTCATGGATTAATCATGGTGGTAATTTAAATAATGCCAGTAATTCATTAAATGTATATCAAAATTTATTTATTCAAAATTGTACAGCTAATAATTATTTAATAAATACTTGTAATAATAATACTTATGTTGATAATTTTAAAGCATATAATCTTGCTTCCACAACAAATTATATTGGATTTTTAGGTGATGTAATCATTACAATGAGTAATTGTAGATTAATGAGAAAATCTAATGTTGCACCACTATATGGTGGACAAAATGGTACAAGAAATTCAAGTTTTACTAATTGCTATTTTTATCAAGGTGGTACATATAGCATATTTGCAAATCAAAATACATCTTTAGTTGCAAATAATTTATATAATTCAACTATTGATTCGTATGGACCTATTAATCAACTTGGTTTATTAAGTGGCTGTACAATAAATTATCTTGGTGTTACAAATAATCAAGGTATGTGTTCAATTTTAAATGGTATAAGTCAAGGATATCCTGCACCTGTATTTGCTAATACAAAATTTAATTTAAATAAAAATTCTACAGGAAATTTTATTTCAGCATATTATGGTAAAATGTATAATTGTACTGGTGTTACTCTTGGTGGTGCATGTACATCAGGATTTGCTATTTATAATACGATTGGTGAAAATATAGGTTATAATAATATAACATCATGTACACCACAAACATTAATACCTAATGTAATTAATGTAAACTGTAATTCATACATGATTTATGAATCTACTGGTAATACAAAATTTAATCAATATGGATTTACACAATTGAGTACAAATCACTATAGTGGAAAAACTGGAAATTATTCAGTAAAACATGTTGTTTGTACTAACACTGCTACTTGTGATTTTAATAATGTTGATTTTGTTATTAATGCCAGTAGTGGATATACACTATCATTCTATGCTAAAGGTAGTGGAAGTTATACATTAAATTGGAATATATTTAATGGTGGACAATACTTATATGCTTGGCAAACACAAGCAATAACCTCTGGTAGTTGGACACATATAACCAAATCAATACTTGCAGCAGATTGGGAAATGAATGGTACTGCAACACTGGTAATTAGAATACCAAGTCAGGCAAAAGGAACATATGCTTTAATAGATTATATCACATTAACTTAACATATTAATTAAATGGCATTATCAACAGAAGACAGAAATGAAATAAGAGAAATCATCATGGATAACATGAAAGGTTTGTCTGCCACTGTAGGCGCACAGAATACTATCATTGAATCTAAAATTGATGGTGTACATCAACGCTTGGATAAAATCAATGGCAGTGTATTAAAACACCAACAGGATATTGATGAAATGAAGTCCACAAGAGATATTAAATATACTCAAATTGATGATTATATGAATAATCGTGTAACAGCATGTCCTCACTTACCAGCAATTCAAGCATTACAAACAGAAAAAAAGATTGGTATAAGTAAAAGACAATTGATAATGACTATACTTGGTATTATGGTAGCAGTTGTAACAATTTGTGGTGGTGCGTTAAAAATATCTGAAGACATTCGTGCAAAGCAATTTAATAATGTACAATTACAAGACAGTGCAATGATTCGTAATCAACTCATTATGCTCGTTAACCAAGAAGGTTTTAAAAAAGATAATAAGACGATGATTGATAATACAAAGAAATAATATGTACTATAATTATTTATATATAGCAGGTCAAAATAATTTTGCTGGTCTTAATACTCAAATACAGAAAATTAATCCTATTACTATGAGTATTGAAGCAACTTCAAATATAACTGGAATGACTTCAATGCTACCACAAGCAATTTTTGAAGCAGGTAATAAACTATATGCTGCATATTATAACTATAGTACTCCTGCAAATAGTAAAATTTATGAATTAGATAAGCAGACATTAAATTTACTTGCAAGTCATAATATAAGTATCAAATATAATGATAGTGTTACTGTAGATAAAAACTATATATATACAACAGTTAATGGTTCATATATAATTTATAAATATAATATAAGTGATTTTAGTATTGCAGCAACATATACTGGTGATAGTACAATTCATTTACATGATGGTTTTAAAGGTATTTGTATTGACGATAATTATCTTTATTTTACAACAGATAAATATATTGGTAAATTAAATAAAAGTGATTTATCTGTTGTAACATATTCCAATGCTTGGTCAAATTATACTCAATGGCAAAAAATTATAAGTGTTGCAAATAATATATTTGTTGCAAGAGATGATGGCGATACTACTGTGAGTATTACTAAATTTAATAAAACAGATTTTAATACCGCAATAAATAGTTTGGGTTTACCGACTGGTTTTAATGCATATTATATTACAACTGATGGTAAATATATTTATTTCACGACATATAATGAATATATATCGCAACCACGTGGCATATTATATAAATATGATTTAAATCTTGCTTATGTTACTCAAAGTTCTGCTATTGGTTTAAGTGGTTCATATGATGCAATTATTACAGATAGTCTTTATAATGTTAATAATTTCAATAGTAGTACTGATATTACTGGAAGCACATATATTTACGTAAATAATTTAAGTGGTAGTCAACAAAGAATATCTAAATTCAATACTAATGATTTGAGTCTTGTAAATTCTACCAATATATCATATAGTAATGGTTCGGGTAGCATGTTTATGGAATCATTTATAGTATCAAATGTTTTAAAACTTAATCATAAAGTATTAAAACTCAATAATCGAATAGTTAAAATATAAATAATATGAATTGGATACAGAAAATAAAGACATTCTTATTATCATTTTTACTGGTCAATAGTCCTTATGATAGTAAGAAATTACTTTCATATATATTCTCTGCACTTGCAATTTACTTGGCAATTTGGACAACAAAAATTGAATTCTTTTACACCACATTATCATTTGTTGCAATACTTTTAGGTATTCGAGCATGGCAGGTTGGAAAAATTAATGATGGTGATAAACAAGACAATTCAGAAAATAAGCAATAACTTACTATTTATAACATAATTACATATCATGGAAGACAAGAAAAAAATAAAATTTGGTTCATTAGAGCAAAACGATAATGAATTAAAATTTGAAGCAGCAACTTTCGCAGATGGCAGTCGTATTGTGCCTCGAATTAGTGTGCAGTTTGGTAGACGTTACATTCCTTGGAGAGACAATGGGGACAATATCAATCCAGAATATCCACAGAAGATAATTGAAATGTATAATAATAGTGCACTTCATCATGCTATTGTTGATATGAAAGCAGATGCATTAGCTGCTGGTGGATTAGTTTTGGAAGACGAAAGTGATACAGGAAGTACTAAAGGTAATAAGACTCTTGCTTTTCTTACTATGAAGAATCAATTTAATATGGACTGTCAGGAAATAAATAAGAGAATCTGTTTAGATTATACTTTATTTAATGGCTTTAGTGCACAAGTAGTATATAGAAAAGACTGGAAGAAAATCGACCAAATAATTCATATGGACTTCCACAAGGTAAGAGTTCAAACACCTGACGGAGAAGGTTTATCTTATGGTCATTATTTTGCATTTGACTGGACGCTTTACAGACCTTGGAGACTTCAATATATTGATAACTGGTCACCAGAAACAGCAAAAATGAAGAAAGAGCAGTATGATGATATACTTACAAGATATTTGAATAATAACAACGACCCAAACTTACAAATACTGCAGAATTTTTTGGCAACAGGTAATACACAAATCTATGTATATAAAAATTATCAGCCAAATGCTAATTGGTATCCATTACCAGATTACATTGCATGTGTACCAGCTATTGAAACTGATATACTCAGTGACCAATATGCTACATCTTCATTGACTAATGGTATGGATACTGGTATGGTTATTACAATTCTTGGAGATAGTAGTGACCCAGAATGTCAGAAGACGGCAAAACGTATATTAAAATCATATGCAGGTGCAAGAAAAGCAGGAAAACCTGTTATTTTGTTCGCTGATAGTTTTGAAGAAGCACCAAAAGTAGAGCCAATCAATACAACTGCTAATGGCATGGCTGCTAAATACAAAATCATTAATGATAGTGTAACTCAGAAAATCATAACAGGTCATAGAATTCCAAATGCTTCTATGATGGGTTTGCAGGTTGCAGGTAAATTAGGTAATACCAGTGATGCACCTAATGCAGAAGAAATTTTCTATAACAAATATATACATCCACGACAAATAGTTATTGAGAAATTCTGGAATGATATAATGGATGCAAATGATATGGCACATGTTAAGATAGCAACAAATAATATCTGGAATGAAAATAAGATTGAAAGTCAGAATGCTGGTATTGATACTGAGGAAAAGATTGATACAAGTGCATTTGAGCCTTCATCACCAAAGACAGCACC